GCTTTAAACATACCAATGTCTCGTTTAACAGAAGCAGATGCGTTCTCAATTGGACGTTCATCAGAAATTACTCGTGACGAACTTAAATTTCAAAAATTTATAAACAGAATTCGTATTAAATTTTCTAATATGTTTTATGAAGCATTAAAGAGACAACTTGTTCTTAAAAATATCATTAAGGTTGAAGAATGGGCCGGTATGAAAGATGGTATAACCATAGAATACAGTAGAGATAATTATTATGCTGAACTTAAGGATAGTGAAATCCTTAGAGAACGTATAGAAATGGTTCAAATGATGGACGAATATATTGGATTATTCTGGTCTAAAGACTGGATACGCCGTAATATTCTGAAGTTAAATGATGATGATATCAAACAAATTGCTAAGGATAATGAAAAAGATCCATTAGAAAAAGATGATATTAATCCAGATATAGCAAATTCAGCAATATAAACTTATTGTATACTTAACGTATTACAAAAAGTATACTGGAAATAAACAATTTTATAAATAAGATAAAGAGAGACTATGAGTACAAAAGATTTAATTGATAATATTAAAAAGGGTGACGCACAAAAAAGTAATAACATGTTTAATTCAATTATGCATGACAAAATACTTGATGCGTTAGATACACATAAACAAGAAGTTGCTTCAAAAATGTATGGAGCATCAAATGATACTCCAGCCGTTGAAGAACCTACGGTGGAGACACCAGAAGGAGAAGAAGCAACAGATGAAAACGTTTAAAGAATCATTTCACAAATTAATAGAAGCTAAGTTAAAACTCCCTAAAGGTGAAAAAGTAGCCAAGGAATATAATAAACTTGGAAGAAAGAAGAAGACTACAGCAGTCATTACAAATAAGTTTAACTTATATATTAATGATATAAAGGTTGACAGTTATAAGTCAGCAAAAGCTGCTGAAAATGGTCTAAAAGATTTCATAGTAATAATGGGAGCATAAATGAAACTAATTGCCGAATATACAAACCATTCCCTTGGTTATTCAATTAAAGAGGGCAAAAATGGTAAAAAGAATACTTTCTTGGAAGGTATTTTTATGCAAGCTGAGAATAAGAATAAAAATGGTAGAGTTTATACCAGGGAAGTTCTTACTTCTGCAGTTGATAAGTTCGTAAACGAACAAGTAATTACAGGCCGAGCGGTGGGAGAATTAAATCACCCCGAGGGTCCATCCATTAATTTGGATAAAGTTTCTCACAGAATTACCGAACTCAAATGGGACGGTAATAATGTGATGGGAAAAGCACTTATATTGGATACGCCATGTGGTAAGATCGTAAAAGGTCTTGTTGAAGGTGGTGTTCAACTTGGAGTGTCAAGTCGTGGTATGGGAAGTTTGGATTTTAAAGATGGCGCTAATTATGTTAGGGATGATTTCATGCTTAACACAATTGATATCGTACAAGACCCATCAGCACCTAATGCATTTGTAAATGGCATTATGGAAGGTGTTAGTTGGGAGGATGACGGTAGTGGTCATTTTATCCAAACAATTGAAAAAGGTGAGACAGAAGTGAAAGAGTCTAAAGTTTGTTTCTCGGAAGAGCAACAGTCTGCAGGCTTCGAGCATTTCCTCTCTAAACTATAATCTCTAAAGGAGAAAACAATGTCTGAAGTTAAAAAAGACGAAATTGTTGAGGAAACTGTAGACGAGGTTATTGTTGAGGATACGCAAGTAGAAGCTGAGGAATTAGATATTCCAGAGGCACCTCTAACAGCAGCTCGTACAGCATCAGCAATTAAAGCTTCTTTGACAGAAATGTCTAAAGAAGATCTTGACATCATTTTTGAAGCAGCGGAAAAAGCTAAGGCTAAGGCTAAGGCAGAAGACCATGATGAAGATGATGAAGACGAAGATGAAGATGAAGTAGATGAAACAGTAGATGACACTGGTGATACCGCAAAAGGTAAAACTGCACAGTCAGACAACAAAGCCGACAAACTTAATACTAAGAAAAAGAAAAAAGGTGATGACGGTAATGAAGTCGAAGGTATTCCTGAAAAGAAGAAGGCTCAAAAAGAGTCTTTTGAAGATGACGTCGAAGCTTTAATTAAAGACGAGGACACATTGTCCGAAGGCTTTAAAGAGAAAGCTGCTACTATTTTTGAAGCTGCATTAAATTCGAAAGTTAATGCTAAAACAGCAAAATTGGAAGAGCAATATGAATCTGATTTAGCTGGAGAAGTTGAAGCTATTAAAGAAGATTTGGTTGATAAAGTTGACGGCTACTTAACATATGTAGTTGAAAACTGGATGAAAGACAATGAGGTTGCAATTGAGCATTCTCTTAAGTCTGAAATCACAGAATCATTCATTAATTCATTAGGTACATTATTTAAAGAGCATTACATCAATGTTCCTGACGATGCGGGAGATATTTTAGATTCCCTATCTGAAGAAGCAAAAGATGCTAAATCTCAATTAAATGATGCAACTGAAAAGGCTATGGAATTGTCAGAAAAAGTGAAAGCTTATGAAAGACAAGACATAATCCGTGAAGCATGTGAAGGATTAACTGCAACTGAAACTGCAAAATTAACTGAGTTAACTGAAGCTATTGAAGCTGATGATAATGAAGCTTTTGCTGCTAAAGTAGCTACAATTAAGGAATCTTACCTTAATAAAGATACCGCGGTAGAGACATCAGAAGTTGATGCCATTACTGAGGATTCACAAGAACCCCAAGTTGTTACTGCTCAAATGCAGACATACTTGGACGCGATGTCGCGAACTTAATCCATTAAATAGGAGAATATTAAAATGGAAGAAATTAATCAAATACAATTACAGGAAAAATGGGCCCCTGTTCTTGATTCACAAGATGCTGGAAAGATATTAGATCCTCACAGACGTAATGTTACAGCAGTAGTTCTTGAGAATATGGAAAAGCAACAAATCCAAGAAAGAGCTCAACTTAACGAAATCGCGGCTAATAAGACTGGCGGTGGCGTTGATAATTGGGACCCAGTCCTAATTAGCTTAGTAAGACGTGCAACTCCTGCGCTTCTTGCATTCGATCTAGTTGGCGTACAGCCAATGACTGGACCAACTGGTCTGATCTTTGCAATGAAGAGCCGTTACACAACTCAAGGCGGCACTGAAGCATTATTCGACGAAGCTGACACTGAATTTTCAGGTGGTGGCTCAGGTTCAGTAGGCAAAAGTGACGATCCATTTGCCGGTGACTCTGGCGGTGGTGAATCAGATACTGTTGATGACTACACTCCAGGTGAAGGTCTATCTACAGGAGCTGCTGAAGCGTTAGGTAATACTGGTAACGCATTTGCCGAAATGGCTTTCTCAATTGATAAGACTACTGTGACTGCAAAGTCTCGTGCTCTTAAAGCTCAATACACAATTGAATTAGCTCAAGACCTTAAAGCAGTACATGGTTTATCTGCGGAAACTGAACTTGCGAATATCCTTTCAACTGAAATTCTAGCTGAAATGAATCGTGAAATCATCCGTAACATTAACCTTAAGTCTGTAACATCTACACTTGCCTCTGGTGAGTTTGATGCTACTGATGCTGCTGATACAGGTGGTGCAAGATGGTTGGTTGAAAGAATCAAAGGTATGGTATTTGCCATGGAGAAAGAAGCAAACACTATTGCTACTTCAACTCGTCGTGGTAAAGGTAACTGGGCTTTGGTTTCACACGGTGTAGCAGCTGCATTAAATGCTGCTGGTATGATGGACACAACTTTGGGTCTATCTGGTCCTCAGAATTTCGATTCTGATGCTACAGGTTCATTACTTGCAGGTACTATGACTGGCGGTATGAAAGTGTATATCGATCCATATGCTGCAGTAGATTATTACACTATCGGTTATAAGGGTTCTAATCCTTATGATGCTGGTATGTTCTATTGCCCATACGTTCCATTAAGCATGATGAAGACTATTGGCGAAAATGACTTCCAACCAAAAATTGGATTCAAAACTCGTTACGGTCTTGCTGACAATCCATTTGTCACAGCTGGTGCTGGAGCAAACGTATACTACAGAAAACGTAAGGTCGTTAACCTATAATTTTCTAAATATACATCTAAACCGGGCGAAAGCCCGGTTTTTTTTCGTATAAATAACTATATGCCAAACTTTTTAAACCCATCGTCGTTTGTTTTAACCCTGGATAACCAAGCTTATTCTGGTGCAGAGTGGACTATTCAAACCATGATGCTTCCAGATGTATCTGTCGAAGGTGCACCATTAAATTATCAATCAATTGATGTAGGAAGAGCTGGAGATAAAATGAGATTTGGTACATTTGAAATGTCATATCTTATTGATGAAGACCTTTTAAATTATAAAGAAATCTTTGATTGGATGAAAGCAAATGTAGAATCAAATCATTCAACGACAACAAGTTCAGACCATTATAGAGATATGACACTTACTGTTATGAACTCAGCTAATAACGTCACAAAACAAATCAAATTTGTAGATGCTTATCCAACAAGTCTTTCATCTCTTCCATTTGATATCACAACAACTGATGTAGAATATCTTACTGCAGTTGCATCTTTCCAATATTCTTATTATCAATTCATCTAAGCTGTTTACTTTTGCCTTAAACTATGATATAATATAGTATATGAGATTTAAAGCGCAAAAGTGGAATGGTGTCCGTAAAAAAACCAGTATCGGTAGACGATGGATTAAAACCTCATCAATGAATAAAAATAAAAGAGCATCATTTAAAAAATATAGAGGCCAAGGGTGAATATTGAAGAAGTATTAAAAATGTGGAAGGAAGATTCCATAATAGATGATTTAAAATTAGATGATACTACCATTAAAATGGCACGTATACATAGCAAGTATTTAGAATTAATTACTATTGCTAGAATGCGCAGAAAGAAAAAAGATTTAGAATATAAAACATTATTGAAAGATAAATGGTTATATTATAATGGTAAGTTAAGCCAAGGTGAAATGGATATGAAA